CGTATTAAAAGATTAATGAATTAATGAATTAATAAAGTGGTGCGAGTCCTTAAGGTGACTTAACCTGTGGTTGTGGATTCGTTCTGTCTCCACACCAATTATTTAATTCAGTATATGTGCTTCCAATAATATCATTTACCGCTAAATCGCCATATAAAGTACGCACAGATCTGGGATCAGCATAACATTTTGTAAGGTCAGCATTGGCATCACATCTGCCGCCCTCAGTGAGGTCAAAAGGCATTAGTTTTTGAGTTTCGTCATCTATATAATTCGGACAAGTTCCCGGCTGTACAGATAATTCTTCAACTGGGTCAACTAAATTGGGTCTCCTCCAAATACAACCCGTTCCTTCATCATTGCAGGTGCTTTTCGTACCGTATTTTTCGCACTTTTCGGCACTCGAGACTTTTCCTGCCCCATAATTTGGTTTACATGTTGCAGTACCTTGATTTACTTGTATACAATAATTATTACCGAAACCATTATTATCATATAAATCGCATCCTACATCAGGCTTATCAGCATTATCAAAAGAAAATGGATGTAAACCAATAGATTCCTCTTTATTTTTAATTCCCTTTAGTTTTTGTTTTAATTCTGTATGTAGGGCGATTTCTCTTAAATTTCTTACAAACGGATCCTCATCACCTGTAAAGTAGTTACCTTCTAATCTATCTTTTTGATCACATATTAAGTTTTTCCACTTTGTAGCAACTATAGTATCACATTCATTTACTGGAGCAGGTGGCGATGGCGATGGTGATGGAGCCGGTGGCGATGGAGCCGGTGGAGGTGGGGATGGATTTGGTTTATTACACCATTTTTCACAGTCTGATTTGGAGGACCATCTAGTATAGGTGTTGGATAGTATACACTCTGATGTATGCGTTTTTAGTTTGCTCTTATCATTTCCACCCGGACATGACCAGTATCTAGGGGGTGGCGATGGTGATGGCGATGGCGATGGTGATGGAGTTGCCTTACAATTATCTTGACACTCATACAAATCTTTATATTCAGGTGGAGTTCCCGGGGGTGTTTTTTCACACTTACCGGTATTTCTATTGCAATTATGGTGTTCACAGCGACCGCCACGACAACGAGCAGACGACGCACCACCGGGAACAACACCTTCTACACATTTACAATTGAGTAAATAACGAACAACAAAGCAACCTAAAAAGAATAATACAATCAAACACAGCAACTCATCAACATTGTATTCTTTCATTTATATTATCTTAAAATAAAAAAAAAATGTATTAAATTATTTTAATATTTTAAGTATTATAGATATGGATTCAGATTTAACAACATTAAAAAAACCAAAGAAAAAAGAAGATTCCAATCAAAGATGGACTAAAGAACAAGAAGAACTTTTAGCTAGTTGGTCAGAAAGAGCTTCTGGTTACAGATGGCTTCATACCAGATCAGAAAAATTATATCGTTGTCGCAACTATACATTCACTATCCCCGTAATTATACTTAGTACTTTAACGGGAACCGCTAATTTTGCCATGGATTCATTTATACCAGAAGAACACAAGCAGGTAGCAATGGCATGCGTTGGTGGTGTTAATATTTTTGCGGGAATCTTATCAACTCTTCAGAATTTTTTGCGTTATGCTGAATTAATGGAATCTCATAGAGTTGCTGAAGTATCATGGTCTAAATTAAGCAGAGATATAGCAGTCGAACTGACTCTAGAGCCTAAAATGAGAAAACCCGCTTTTGATTTTTTAAATGTTTGTCGCGCTGAATATGACAGATTAATCGAACAAAGTCCTCCGATCGATGATGATATTATCAAACGCTATAAGAGCGAATTTAATAAATTAGAACCAGACTTTAACCATCCTCATGTGTGTAACGGTCTTAAAAAATGTAAAGTGTTTAAATACAATGAAGACGATAAAAAAGCAGAAACATTAGCAACCGCCGGTAATAAATTTAGAAATCTAACTAGAAAACAATGGGAACCGGACTTTGATAATCGGGCAAAAAGAACTATAAAAGTAACTAATAATGATATCAAATCAAATGAATCTAAAAAAGAATTAGAATCTTTAATTGGATTAAATAAAGTATCTAAATTCAAAAAAGGCATGGATAAGGGGTGCGATAATGAAGCCATAGATAATTCAGAAAAACATCCCATGGAGCAAATAAATGATATAATTAAACAAACCTCTGAACATCTTGAAAAAGAAGAAATAAATGAAACTAAAGATGAAACTAAATCTGAGAATAAAGATGAAACTAAATCTGAGAATAAAGGTGAACCAGACATTGAAAAAGGAAAAATAGACGATGATATACAAATTGTAGAAGAAGATATTATTTTTGGTGATAATGAAAAAGAAAATAACGAAGAGAACAAAGAGGACAAAGAGGACAAAGAGGACAAAGAGGAAAAAACAGAGGAAGAACTACAGAAAGAATTTATAAATTCAATTAATGATAAATAAGTTTTTAAATTATATTTTTTATCTTTCAAATAAATTTATTTGTTTAGAATATAGTGTATGAAGGGAAAAAAAGATAGAAGTATCAGAAAGAAGGGGCAGTTAAGAGGGAATACACGCAACAAAAAGAATACTTTAAAAAAACATAGGAAAAAGAGTAATAAGAAAAGGACTATCTCTAAAAAACAAAAGGGAGGAAGTATTTTAGCATCCGTTGGTATTGGTGCCGCAGCGACAGCGGTCACAGCCGCCGCTTACAAGGGATACAGAATGATCAGTAGATTGAATGATAAGGGATACATGTTCCGTTTATTAAATCAAGAGTATATTTCTTATGCTCCGAAAGTGATTGTAGTTGAGACACCCGATTTCATGAAACATTATTTAGAATGTGTGTCAACTGTTGAATTCTTCCAACTACTTTTGAGTAATAGAGAATATTTAAAATCAAAAACATTGCAAAGTTTAATTAAAGATTCGACAAAAGAAGAAAAGATATCTAAAAACAAACTATCTGCTCAATATGGTGAAGAATACAAAGAATTGGAAGAATTATTAGATTATACCGACTACAAAAATAAAAATATACTAGAAAGCATTGAATTAGAAGAAAGTGCTCTTGAATTAGATACAAAAGATGAAAATATTAAAGAATTAAGGGATTTATTATTGCTAACGGCCAAGATACCCGGTTCTAGTTTAGATAATAGCTCTGAAAGCAGTAATCTCGAATTTCAAGAGTTGATTAAACTTGATAGAATTAATCCATATTTAAGTGTTTCAACATTTAGATGGCAGGATGTAATTTACAGTGGATTATATGATGAATATTTCACATCAGAGGTAGATGATATTTTAAGAGAAAGAAACTCTGAATTTTTAACTAGAGACAATGAAAAAGTAAGATTACAGAAAATTATAAATCATTTATCAAAGGACCCAAATTTCATTGAGGGAATAAGGAGAAAAATGATTGAATGTTCTTCTAAACCGAGAGGATATCTTGATTATGTTTCATCTAGTATTTCTTGGGATAGTCAAAAGAAATGCCTAGCATGTCCCAGTCAAGAATGTTTATTATATATTTATGATTTCTATCAATCATTTTTAGAACAAGAAGATGATGTATTGCTTATTGATAAATTATATGCTTTAATGATTTGCGAGGCACGTATTTGTGTTTTATCTAAATGTTTGGCTCTAGAAGCAATACGTATTCAAGAGGGTAACAATAGTAAAGTAAGAAATTTAATTCATGAAATATACAAGAGAGACATGAAATCACCGACAGGCAGATCTCTTGAATTGCCTAATAAATTAATACCATTTAATCAATCTGGTGGCGCGGATGTAGTACAAGGAGCCCAACCTCCGGGTGGAACACCCACTGTAGATGTAAATGCTACGACACAACCTGAAGAAGAAAGTTCTTCTGTTGGGGAATTTTTTTCTTCAATAAATCCCTTTTCTGATGAACCGAGTGATGAAACTCAGATGACGCAACAACCTTCTTCTGGACCGGGACAATTACCTCAAGAACAAATAACACAACCTGTAACAACAGAACAAGCAACAGAACAATTACCACAAGAACCTGTACCACAAGCACCTGTAACACAAGCGCCCGTTGTAACAACAGAACAAGCACCTGTTGTAACAACAGAACAAGTAACACAAGCACCTGTACCACAAGCACCTGTACCACAAGCACCTGTAACACAAGCACCTGTAACACAAGCACCTGTTATAGAACAAGAACAATTACCCGTAGAACCAGATCAGACTGAAATTATAGTAGAACAACCAGAAGTTGTAAATGAAATATCACCTGTATCGATAGAACAAGAATCTACTCAAATAGTTGAGGTTGAACCTGAAATACCAGAAGATAAACCTTATGTGGCTGTGGATCCAGTTATAGAAACACATATTTTATCAATAGAAAATGAATTAAGAAAGCAGATCCCATTACATGAATCACGGAATGAATTATTTAATATATTAGGTGGAGATTTATCTGATCAATCCAATATAGTAGATAAATTTATGAATTATAAATTGGGTGAAAATATAAAATTAAAAGATATATTTATTAATGTATTTAGAAATTATACTTCTGATAACGCTTTAGAAGAAAAAGATGCAGCTATCCAAGCATTATTTAATAATATAAAAGAATATGGCATGATTTTTGTAGACTGTTTTAGTTTGGAATTTTTGTTATCCGCGGGTAATTTATTTGATAAAGACGTAGCATATAATGACGTTGTAGGATTAGCTGATATAGTTTCAAAATTATATCTAGAAGGCAAAGATAGACAGGCTTCTATTATGGTAGTGGTATTATTAAAACTCGCAGATGATCCAAACAGATTATATATTATAAAGAATTTATTTGAAAGAATAGAAGATATTAGACATAATAATGTATCTTTAGTATCAATGTTACTTTCTGTGAATATTAATTTACTAACAAGAGTTAATAAAAACAAGGCACGAATGTTAGAAAGAGTTGCTGATGTTTACAACTCAGCTGATAAGGATCAAAGAATAAATGTCCATACATTTAGTATATGGCCTTATTTATCTGAAATGGAAACCAAATTATTTGAAATACCTCAACATGATATATCTTATTATACAAAGCCCAGCACTGATATTTATAGTAAATATGAACCATTAAGCCAAGATTGTTCTCAGAGTGTAGATGAAATTAAAGATTTGATTAGAAAGGGTGAACCGTTATCAATTGACTCATCTATGATTAATAATTTAGAAAGATGTCGTCCTAAAGAAATAAGGAATAAAAAATAAAAAGTAATGAATTTAATATATTTTAATTATTTAATCTTTATTCAAATGAAAACTTGAAATTTTCATTCCCACATTCACCCTCATCTTTTTCTTCTAGTAATTCATCTAAATCATCGTTATAATTATTAATTTCAGATTCCGTAATATTTTTGATGAAATTATCCTCATCTAATAGTACTTCGCAGAAACCTGTTCCGGACTTGATAGTTTGCCCCATCATGATATTAGATGAAACACCCAAAAGATTATCTTTTTCCGAAAAGATGCCTGCTTTGATTAATTGATCTGTTGTATCTTCAAATGAACATTTTGCTAAAGGTCCTACATCCCCTCTATTAATACCTTGACGGTTTATTGATGTAAGAGATCCTTTACATGACATAGTATCACATAATATCTCAATGTGTCTAGGATTGATATATTCACCCGCATGTTCAACAACTTCTGTAATTTCCTTTATCAAGATTTCCCTAGCAGCTTCAATACCTAATACTTCATATACTTCAATAATATCATTTGAAATTGTATTAAATTCATCAATATACTCGTTATTAAATAGTTCTAATAGATTCTTGCCATCACAGATAAGAATATTCTTTTTCACTATTTCCATGTTATAGTCTTTCTTAACAATTGTTTTTGTATCATCGCTAATTATGACATCTGTAATATTAGGTATACCCTTTATCGTGATATTGTTTAAGATATCATCATTAATATTTTTTAAGATAGTTATGAAATCAGTCTGATCATGAATTTCACTATCAGATTCTTCTTCTTCAACATTTATCGATATTCTACCAATTAGATTTTTAGAGTTATCATCAGTGTAAGTAAATGATATTCTATCCTCATCATATTCTAATAATTTCATATATACATCTTCCATTACTACACCCTTTTCCATCATTACACCCTTATCAAATACCAGACGAATAATCCATGGAGAAACATTCTTATTATCATTATCGTCTAGTTCACTAAATTCTCTATAGATATCAAGTAGTTCTTTATCTTCTTCAATATCTGTCTTTCCATCAACATTAGGTGGATCATAGTAAATGCTACTACTAATAATTAAATCTTTCATCTTTGTAAATTCTAATACATTCTTAATATAAGATAGTTTATTCTTATCCTCTGAATATCTATCATATAGATGAATATTTGTTGAGGTAGACTTAATATTCTTACTAATATGAATTAATTCCTTTAATCTTGGAATACCACGAGTCACATTTGACTTGGCACTTACACCAGCGAAATGGAATGTATTTAGAGTCATTTGTGTTGCTGGTTCTCCAATACTTTGAGCTGCAACTGCACCAACCATCTCGCCGGGAGATATCTTTGAATCATGAAACTTCTTCTTTATTGTATTAATAATAACCTTATATTCATCTCTTGAAATTTTATACTCTGAAATTAAAACCTTGGGATTCAAATGAATATCAACAAGTATTTCAAATATCTTATTATTCTTAAAATTCTCTTGAATATATAATGAATTAATTAATCTTTGATTACCTTTTACAATATCAATCGGCAACATGTTACTCTTCTTCTTGCTTTTCACCGTGTTCTCAACAATCCTCTGAATATGAATTGGATAATTGATATTATTATGAACTTCGCCATTGAAAACATGTGTGATTAGATATTCACGATGATCAAGTAATCGCTTGAAAATATCGTCTAAAATATCTTTCTTTGTATTCTTAGCTTTGTCTCCGATAGTTTTATTGTAGTATTTACTCCAATCAGTCTTTTCATCAAAATAGTATTTATTTAATAGTTCATTATATGATAACTTTGTTAGATAGATTGATTGCGATTCAATATTAGTTCCATCCATACCATCATTTCCGTATACAAATTGAATGATGGAACCAGTTGATCCTCTAACAGAGTAATCATAACCAACCTTAAGATCTTCCATGGACTTTACAAGCTGCCTCTGTACATATCCAGTTTGAGCTGTTTTAACTGCCGTATCAATTAAACCTTCTCTGCCACCCATCGCGTGAAAGAAGAATTCTTGAGGAGTCTGACCTGAGATAAATGAATTTTCTACAAACCCTCTTGCTTCAGCAGAATCATCATATTTATAATAGTGAGGAAGAGTTCTTCCTTCAAATCCATATGGAATACGTTTACCATCAACATTCTGTTGTCCTAAACATGCTACCATCTGAGCAATATTAGTGAGCTTACCCTTACTGCCCGAATTAATCATATAAGTAGCGCGATTCTTAGGATCAAGATTTTCTAAACCAATCTTACCTGTTTCATTAATAGTCTTATTAAGAATACCATTCACCTTACTTTCAAAGTAATCTTTATTACTCTGACCAGGAATACCTTCAAAAATATTTAAATGAAACTCTTGCATAATGTCTTCAATTTGAAGTTTCCTTTCATCAATTGTAGTTTTAATCTTTTCATTTGTTTCTTTTTCAGCAATCATGTCACTGATTCCTACACTGAAACCTTCCACAAGTAGGATATATGAAACAATCTTTTGCAAGTCATTTATGAAATCACATGTTCTTTCACTCCCTAAATCATTATAAATAGTATGTATTAAACCCTTCGAAGTTTTACTGAATAATCCTTTATCAAAAGTCCCCTGCTTTATAATCCCATTAACAATCTTAACAATATTTACTACTTCATTGTATTGAGATAATAATCCCTTCTTCCTATTTCCACTATCATTTTTATTCTTGTTATTATCATAACCAGCATTCATCATATTCAAATTAATATTATCTGGTAATATATAAGATAAGATACTCTTTCCAGACCAAAGAGGAGTAACTACACCATCAATCTCAAAATCGCTATCAGATTTAGGAATACTTCCATCAAAGGTTGATAAATCACATATAATATTCATCATTTGTTTGCGAGTGTATAAACATGAGTCTACACACTTGTCTGCCTTAGATGAATCTGATATATTA